ATAGCGAAGCCTTGTCATCGTTCTCGACCGTGAGGCGTGAACGCACATTGTCAGGTAGGCGTTCGAAGTTGCGACAGAAGTTGTCGAGGGCGAATGGTTTGTCACCGTAGGCGGCGCCGACATGGATATTGAGCTTGGCATACGGCGTCTGTGGTAATCCGATGAGATCGAACAGATCACCGTGGACAGACAAGTCGGTCTTGGTAAGCTGGAACACACGCTCTTTGGGGGAGGCTAACTTGTTGAACGGGCCGGGATGCGATGTGATACGCATGCCATGTTCACGAGCAAAGTTGCCGGCAGACAATGCGGCTGCATAAATGGCGCCGAAATTAGGCATATCTGGTAGGTTATATTCGCTAGCCCAGGGCAGAATATCAGATGACAGCCGATAAAAGTAAATATCATTGGCGAGATTCCATTCTAAGATCCTGCGCAGATCACGCATGTTCTGCAGTGCTAGCTCAGAAGCATACTCGATGCCACGATCATGAAATGTGCGTTTGATCATAGTCCTGTTAGTTGTGATGCGTTGCGATTTGGGGCGGTTTGAAAACCCCATGTTGATGCAAGCATAGCCGTAGTTTCGCATGAATAACCCTCCTTAATTGATTATATCTTATTATAGCCAATCCGGAGGGTAAAGTCAAGTACTTTTTTTTATTCTTTTACCGGCACTGTAAGATCCTCTGGATCTGCATAGAAGGCTTTAGCATTTCCTTCGCGCTTGTCAAACTTCTGAACGATTTCTTCATCCATTATTCGCGTGACATGACTTCGGAATTCACTATCGCTCGTGACCAACTCTGTCCACTTCGAAGGTTGAAACTTCTTAGAGTATCCATCTGGAGTAGTAAGAGTATACCAGGCGCCTGCAGAGGTTAGACTTTCGGATCCTTTGATCGCATCGAACCAGCTTTCTTCATCTCGAATACCAATTTCATCGGTACCCCAAAGAATACGGAAAGCACACGATCGACCCTGGGTACCGAAGCGAGATTTCTCAAGCTTAACTTTAACCTCAGAACCGATACGGAAGCCCTTATCATCCTCAACAAAAGATGCCTTGGCCTTGCGGCCAGTGAGCCAGATGCGTAGACTATATGCATAGTGCATAGCCTTTCCACCCGGTGTAGTATATGGCGTTGTCATTGCAACGATACGTGCAGTCGGACCTTGTGGGATATTAGTCTTCAGTTGGTTGAGAACTAAAAACGTTGCCTGTTTATCTGCGATAGGAATTGTCAGCTTCGACATTCCCTTTGCAAGGATGCGAGCTTTCATCGCCATTGATGATTGGGGGTTGAAATCCCCCTCTACATCAGATACTGCGGGAGTGAAGGCCAAAGAATCCCAGATAAACAGCAGCTTCTCATCGGTTGCGCTGAGCAATTCTTCAATTGTCTCTAAAACAAACTCGACAGAGGCTGCTTGGATATACATTAAGCGCTCCAGGTCACAGCCAGAGCGTTCCAAAAAGCTTGGGTCGATGGCTGACTCGGAATCAAAATATATAACAAGCTTGCCCTGTTTCTGAGCGTTTGCTGCTACTTGAGCAGCCATATAAGATTTACCGGTTGATTCTAATCCGGCGATCTCTGTGATTTTACCGACGGGGATGCCGGTGATCTTACCCTTGCAGACAATGCTATCAAGCCAACGGGATCCTGTTGGGATCCACTCTTTAACTGATGTTGGGTTATCTCCGGTCAGGTCATGTGCAACATTTCTGCCGGCTTTCTTATTTACTACCTGCAGCAGATCTCGCATTGAAACTCGGCCGGCTTTGGTCTTCTCTTTTTTAGCCATTTGTATTCCTTTTACTTTGTTTATCTGCTATTCTTAGTTTCTTGAATGTGAAGACGTAGCTCTTGTGCTGATGTCTTTACTTCCTGCATAACCTTCCGCATCCGAGTTCCGGCGGAGCTATTGTCATCATCGTAAAACTTGCTAAAGTCTGAGCGAGCCGCAATTAACGTTTCGATCATCTCTTCAAGTACATTTGTTTCTTCTTCCATTGTTATATCCTCTTTTAATTTGTTTAAATGCGGCAGACTTTGGACCGGTCTGCCAGCGGCTGTTTGTTTACTCTGCTGCAGTGTCTTCTACAGTAGCGGCCGTATCGGCTGCGGTATCATCTTCTTTGTCGTCGCAAGCGCTAAGCGCCATTACGGCAAAGATCGGTAAGATAAATTTCATTATTTCTCCTCTTATGAAAATCTTAAAAAGCGGCAGACTTTTGACCGGTCTGCCAGCGGCTCTTTTTACTACTTTGTAACCGTTGTTGGCTCGGTGGTGGAGGCTACATCGACAGTACCCTCTTCCGTGCTCACTGTGGTTTCCTCGATAGTCGTTGTCACAGTCGTTTCCACCACAAGGGCGGCATCTGATTCAACTTCTACCTCAGATACGGTTTGTGGATCAACCGAACAGGTCCCGTATGCAGTTGCAATGACGAGGACGCCACCGACAACACTAATGCGAACCTTCCACTTGGCCCACGCTGTTTTCAACCATTCTAACATAATATATCTCTCCTTTGTATTAGAAAATGTGGCAGACTATTTGCACCCCGGTCTGCCATCGGTGCTCAAACTAACTATGTAGCCTTATCCACCCATCAATTCATCGAAGGCACGGTCGACCTCGCTCTTTCCGCTGGTGGGGGCCGCGTACCGGGTGGTCTCAGATGAACGACTTTCAGCCGAGGTATCGGTTGAAAGTTGTGCATCGAGTATGGCGTCGACTTGCTCTGGACTGAGACGCTCAAAGAGCGAATCGATATTCGGCATGCGATCAAGGAGGGCAGGGATCGCTTCCGTGTCCGGCAAGAGTGTGGATGTGTTTCGACGCGTCTTCAAGTTAGTTTGAGGATAGGCACCAGGCTTAGTTGGCTTGGTATAAGTCAACGTTAGATCGGTACCTTCTAGCGAATCCGTAATATCTCCATATTCGGGATCGAGGATATACCCAAGAAGAAGTTCGTACGCCTTCTTGCCATATCCATAAACCTTAATTCCTTCGTCTTCACGACCTCGAACAAGGACTGGTGAGAAGTAACGTTGGCGTACAAAGAGTGACTTTGCAAGCTTCTTGCTTTCCTCATCATTGGTCGCAACTCCTTCCTTCCACAGGGTAGAGGCAAAGTCACAAATTGGACAGCGCTCAGAGAAGTTACGTTTCGGGCAGACAATGCCGCCGCGGTGGTCACCCACATTATAGTGGAAGTGTACTTCCTTTAGTGGGTCGCCGTCATTGGTTGGCACGATACGAATATCTGTGTCTCCCTCGTCTGGCTTAAAGAAGACTGACGTCCTCTTGTCAGGGTCATCGCCCTTAAGTGTTGCGAGCTTACGTCGCATTAGATCCATATCAATTGTCATTTTAGTTTTCCTGTTGGTGGGTAAAGTATATTGAGCTTTCCTCAATATCTATTGTATTACACTCGACGTAACATGTCAAGCGTTTTTTTGGACTACGTTGGTATGAGCAACGCAGAATCCAAAATCGTTTTTATATGGCGTTTCGTATATCGCATACGACACACGCTGAAAGGTGTTCCTTGGCTTCCCTTTAAGGATTTCAACCAATCGGCGGTGTAACGTTCCATCATTCTCTAATTTTTCCTGATTTATACATATATAATAACATACATCACGCGGCGTGTCAAGCTCAAAGAACCACTTTTCTTCAAGATTTTTTGGGTTGAGTGCCCCGAAGCTACGGATCCGATTAACGGCCAGTGGCTTCGAGACGCTGCCAATCTCGGGCTCAGCGTGGATAAAATAGTTTACGTAATGAATCATAGAAAAGATTGAGTTGTTGATAGATTCATAGTAACTCTTAATCGGAACATTGTCAAGTGATTTCTCGATCTCAAGGTTAGAAATAATTGTGAACGAAGAGAAGAGGCCTGACCGGCCGTACTCTTGAAGCACCCCGAACACAGTGTTCTCCACCAGCTTTGGCGTTCCTGTTAACAATTCAGAGTCGGGCTTGATATAAAACAATTCGATCTTCTTGTCTTTGATCTGTTCAAGGATGCCGAGGGTGTAGTTTGAGCTATATGAAGATCCAACAACAAACAGTTGAATGCGATCGGAGGCGCCGGCGAGGAACTTTTTAACATCCGGGATGTTCTTTTCGTATTCTTCTGGGGATTCGAAGCCCTTTAGTTTAAACTGGTACTTTGATGATCGCTTGACGGAACTGTTCATCTTGTAGACGTCATAGTTGCTTGTGTTCTCGAACAAGGCTGCAATCTTTGAGGCAGCATTACCTATCCCAATAACAGAGATCATAATTTTAGCTCGTTAAGGGTGTAGTAATCTTTTCCGATGCTGAGATTTACCAAGTATCCATCTTCGAAGATCTCTTTGATCTCCCCGAGCAAGTGTCGTTCTGCGTTGCAATAGTCAATTACTATTTCGTCGTGGACTACGTGCGAGATATAAGACGTGCAGTTATTCTCCGTCAAAAACCTGTCAATCAAGACGGCTTTGGACAGCACGCGATCAGAAGTTGTACTTTGCAAGAGATAATTCAATGCCTTTCGTTCCTCCACTTGGATTTTGCGGCCGTATGGAGTATGAATATACCCGTCTTTATACCATTTGTCAAGTACTTTCTTTCGATCATAAGAAGAATTTGTAATATCATCAGACGAGGGGTCATAAAGCCAAGCAAAGAATCTGACCTTGCATTCCTCTCGGGTGAGGCCCTGCTCAAAGAGGTGCCGGGAGTTCCAACCGTGGATGTCCTCTTGGGGTTGTGTGTCACCACTTAAGTCTAAGAGCGTCCGGACCTCTGCGCCGTTATAATCAAGGCACACGAACAAATCATTATTGGGCTTGATCATTTGTCGGAGATCTTTCCTCAGCGTAAGAATCGGGAAGGAATTTCCGTTGGTTGTCAATCGCCCTGTAACTGTTCCAAACAAATTGTAGTCAATGTACGTATAGTCGGACATAAGTGTTTGCGCTTTCTCTCGATCTCTTGTGGCCGTGAGAAGATGACGGCAATCAGAAGTAGATAAGTTGAGCTTCTGGTATTTGATCTTGTGCAAGAGTTTGGACGTATCGCTTAGATGGTCGTAGTTGTCTGGCTTTGTATAGGTGTCCTGGACATGTTCCGTGATCTTGTTTTTTACCTCACAGAATCTCATAAGAAACTCTTGGGGCACCAAATCAAAAACACAGTGATCCTGCATATTTATTCTTGCGATCTTGAACGACTTCAAGTAGGCACGGAACTTCTTCTGACAATTTTGTAGTTCTTCTGCCAGATCCTCCGGACAACACTCAGAAAGTGTGAGGCCGTTTGTCCACAGGCCGACGAACTCAATGTCCTTGCCGGCAAGTGAGCCTGTGTACTTCCAGGTGGTTGCCAGAGTGGTAGGGATGTCGTGGAAGTGCAGTTTGCCATCCGTATAGACGCCAACGCATTCTGATTTATCATCAAGAGTTTGAAATATCATCGATATAAGCTTTTTGGGTTATTGTTGTCTGTCGACAGAGTATACAAGAATCTCACCCTGGTCGAATTGCCGCATGAACCTTGCGGGATTAACTACATTTACATAATAATCGATCGTGAAC